CCCCCCCCGCTGAACTCTCGTTGTTTCTGGAAGCTCTCGATGATGCCTGTCCAGACGTAGCCGTTGAGATTGATCTCAAACTGCCTGGGCCCCGCTGCTGTGGGCTTCAGCAGCGCGAGCTGCTGCGGATCGGCTAACTCAATATCGAATGTCCAGCCCCATGTGCCGCGACTGGAACTGAGCGAGATCCGGGTCACCTCAATGGGAGTGCGGTCTGGAAGGCGAACAAGAGAGACTGTGTTGATCACGACGTAGGTCCTACGGTGAGGGCGCACCACATAGCAAGCAGTGACGCCCAGATTGAGGGGCGAGCGGCCAGCTTCCCGCACCAAGTCGCACCCCAGGTTCAGTGGAATCCGGTCTCCTGGCGCGAACGGCGTCTCAGGATCCGGACTAGGCGGGACACCCGGGCGCACTCCCCATTCCACTCGCCCGGCGCCACCCCAAGGCAGCCGGCGGTGCAGGCGCGCGAGGCCCGGATGGGACCAGGCCCCACGGAATGAAGGCGCGATTCTTGAAGAGCCGGTATCCCAAGGAAGCGACACGCCGCCCCATACCGAGAACAACTGCCGCCAGCCCAGTGCCGATCCGATGCCCAACCGCCCGAGAGAGGAATTCCATGCCGCTTCGAGGGACCGGCGAGAAAGCCCCATTGAGCCCCACTTGAACGGCATCATTCGGCGCGCGTCTCTCATCAGACCGCACCAAGAACTGAACGTGGCGGCAGCGACCGTCGGCGACGCCCCCCATCCCGAAACCACAGAAGAGTGGCTCGCAAGAGTTCCTCCCCAGCTTGATGAAGCTCCCACCGCTGCGCGCGGAGACGATCCCCAAGAAGATGTTCGGTGGAGGCGCAACGACCTGGCAGCCTGCCAGCGCACGGTAACGGCGCGGCTCAGGCCACGAATTACTGGCTGTTCGGGTTCTACAAACCAGTCCACACCAAGGTTAAGCGAAACATGGGCGCCGCCTCCTGACGGCGGCGGCCCAAGATTAAGCGATACAAAACTCCCGTCTGTCATGGTCCTGTCATCGGCGCTGGGCGCACTCGATCCTGAATAGCGGCGTTCACCAAGCCACGCTCATCCAGACCAATGACCAGGTACTCGATGTCTGCCAAGTGATCTAGCCGCCAAGTTCCATCGCTCGCCGAACGCACGTCGGCCACGACCCGCATCGACCTACGCTCCAGGATTCGGACTCGCACGCTCCTTGGCTGGTTGAGAATCTTCGTTCGACCATCGGGGCTTAAGGGATCCGCCGGGTCAGCAGGCAGATCGCCGCCGAGATAGTACTTTCCCCGATAGACGAAGCGGGGGCTGAGCTGGACACCTATTCGCAGCGCTCTCATCACCATGGGTTGCTCATATCGAAAAGAAGTTGACCAAGGTCGATTGGATTAACAGCCGGGTTGGCACCAACCGCCGCGTACACTACCTTTGCTCGAAGCACCGTACCCGGTAGACCAGCCAGATCCTCAATAGTCTGACCATCGGAGAACGGCCTCTCGTGCAACGGCACGAATACGCCCGGCAGTGAACCGCGAATGATCCCTGCCCCTTCCACTACGAGTGCCCGTTCGAACATCAGTCCACCGGACACAGGATCAGGAAACGCAACTCCGGCACCCCCGAGCGAACTGCGAGCGCTGCTGGCTGCCGAGGTGGCGAGCGCCAATGCAGCGGGTATTGCCGAGCCCTCCTGGGTATACGAGCGCAGCAGTGTCCCAACGGCCTTCGACGGCATGACACCCGAGTCGCTCCATCGACCTGCAGGCGCGGTAAACCCTGGGATGGCCGAAGACGTATAAGCATCGAAGCCGTTATCCATAATCATGAAGCGACTGGCGTCCCCATCGCGATGGGAATTGATATCTCCCGCAAAGCAGGGAGTGATCGCAACCCCATCGTATCCAGCGCTTGCAACAGGAATGGGCGAAGCGAAGAAATAGAACGCCGTATCCGTGGCGATGATTTCCCAAGGCCGAATCGCGCTCGATGCGCTGTCTGACTTTACCCAGACTCTTCCACCACTCGATTGCGCGGCGGTGGGAGCGAGGCCTGTCCCCACATCGATACTGGTCATCGTCTCGTAGGCCCGGACCCTCGCCACGCGAGGGTCAGCGCCTGAATCATCAATCCGCAGATATACGCCGGAGCCCGTCTCAGCGCTGCCACGGTATGCGCGCTTATTGGTGCCCGAGAACTGTAATGCCCAGCCCGCCCCTGCTTTCGCTGCAGCACCTACACCGTATCCGTTTACCAGGACCGCGTCGAGCAATGCCACCAAACTCCCAGACTGACCGGTAAGCTGAGGGGCGCCTGGATCGCTGTGACGATAAACCTTGGCGACAGAAGTCATTGGGCCACCCCCGCCACGTTGCCAATGACAAGGAATCGGGTGGAATCTCTGGCCCCTTCTGGCGTTCCTTGAAGGGTCGTGCGGATCATCCACACGGGTGCGAGGCCGCCGACCGTGTTGAAGCGCACCACATTGTTAGTGGACCAGCCGCCGCCCCACCCCTCCTTCCGCATCCGGAAGTACGGCTGACCCGTGCGCGGGTTCAGCGGCGCAAGATCTGAAGTCGTGTTCCCCGTGCCGATAACGCCAACCGTCTCACCAATCAGTTCAAACTGTGTCGCGGAAGTGAACCTTACAGCCCAGCGCTCGGTAATTGCATCGGCGTTGGTCACCACCAGCGGGTAGTCGGTGTCGTTGTAAGTGCCAGGCGCGACGCTCCCAGAGGGGAGATCTGCCCAGACATTGGACCAGGCCGCCTGATCAAAGAGGTTCACTACCCTCGCCTGTAGATCCAGCGAGCCATTGGCTTCGCCCAATCGCAGCGCGGTGCTGATCATCGCCTCGCCTGCCGGGAAGTCGTGGCTCAGGCCAGTGTTGATCTCGATCTCACCAGTGATCTGCGGTTGCNCCACCAGCCGCCGATCCTCAACACGCTCGCTGATCGTGATCGGCAGGGTGTAGGCGGAGAGGTTCAGCGGATCACTGAACCTGAGCGTTCCCACATCCAGATCAGCTTCAAACCATGCCGCATCCACCGGTGCACCAAGCGCGTCGCGCACCTCGATTGCAGCCACCCGCCCCCGGCCAAAGGAGACTGTCTGATTCGCCTGCGGCGAGGCCACCACATGCTTTGCGGTGTGATGAACGAGCACCGTCTGTCCTGGCTTAAAAGCCGGTGCGCGCCCATCGCTCGGCAGGCGCACGGAGGATAGGCCGATCACGACCTCGGAGAGCGGGATCGAGCGATACACCACCGCTCCCATGTGGATGGACCCCGCTTGCACCAGCGTCGGCCGCCAGATCCGGTCACCCTCGACAAGATCCGGATCAAACCAGGGCTGACCCTCATTCCCGGCTACCGGTACCAGCTCGCCGAACTGCACTTTCGCTACGCCACTCTCCCAATCCACAGTCCCACGGATCTGCACGCCGGAGATGGCCCCATTGATGTCGGCCGTTGCCGTGAGCATCTCACCATCCAGGCGGTTGGCTCGCAGCGTGAACATGCCCGGCCGCAGTGGCGAGCCCGGTGCGCGGAAAAAGCTGTTGGCGACGCCGGGGTCACCAATCCGCGCCAGCAAGGACTGGATCTGCACGTTGTTGGTTCCGCCGGCCAACCACTGGGTCAGGCTCACCACTCCAGCTGTGTAGTCGATCGTCCCGGCATAAACNCCCGCCCCGGTCATGGGGTCGACGCTGTGGTACAAGCCGCCGCTGCGGTCCACGTAGGTGCGGCCACGGAAGCTGAACCTCACGCTGCCAGGCACGATGCTGTCGCTGATGGTCGGCGTCAGCTGCAGGGAAACCGGCGGAAGCTGCAGAGATTCTTCAGCCGCTTCCGAGCCGGCGCCCGCCAGCGTCCATCCGACCGAGATCAACGTGCCAGCAGAGAACTGTGCAAGCACGTCCACGCGGCCATAACCCACCACCTTCAAACGCCCCGAGCGAAGTTCGTACTGCGGGTAGGACACCTGGCGAATCATGAACTTGCCGGCCTGGAGCGTAACCGCGCCGGTGCTGTAATTGATGGCCCCTAGCGCGGTGGTAGCAGCCGTGTCACCTACCGAGACAGCCACCAAGTTGCCGTTACCGTCATCCTTCGCGATGACGCGCATTGGCTGCGGCGCGGAAGCCAGGTCATAGGCATCCCGCATCACGGTAACAACCCAGTCAAGCATTACCGAGCCTGGCTTGACAGGACCCTGCGGCAGGCTGAACGAAACCAAGCCGTTTCCATCAGGAACCGGCTGCGACGCGGCATGAAGCGGCTCACCCCAGTCGTAACTCACCGCCACCACGCTGTTGGCGTCTGGCAGCGTCTCCAGCTGCAGGAGGCACTCGCCGGTTGCGTAGGTGATCGAACCGCGAAGCTCCGACCCGACGAGCAGGCCACCGACGCCGTTGTCGACCACGCTTACACTGGCGCCCCCTACCCGGACCGTGAGGCGTACAGTGCCGGGGATCGCACCTGCGTGCTCCAGCAGGAACCGCAGTGCAGGCGGCTTGATGTTAGTGTCACCGGCACGGGCCTCCGCAATGATCGGCGTGCCCCAGGCAGTGATGATGCTGCTGTCCAGGTCGGGCAAAGCGCCGGCCGTCAGCACCAACGACCCGGACATGTAATTGATGGTTCCACTGCCCTGCCCAGGCTTGCCGACGAGCTGGCCGCGGCCATTGTCGGTCAGGCGATACCACCGTCCGAGCGCACGGTAATCCACCACGACAGTGCCCGGCGCCGGCAGCGGCTCCAACTGGGCCAACCAGACCATACCCTGGTTGTTCTGGGTCACCGCAATCTCATCGGTGAAGCCCTGCATTGGGATGGTGCCGGCAGGAGTTGCGGTGATACTAACGCTGGTGCTGCCAACGCCGGTGGCGTGAACAATTGATACGGCGCCAGCCTGATAGTCGACGGTGCCCGACCAGGGTGTCAGCGCCGCAGAGGCCAAGCCGCCGGTGCCGTCATCCGTCAGCTCGATACTGCCCACCAGCACCTTCACGCTGCCGACGGCCATGCCCGTCCCGAGGAAGCGAGTGATCGCAACTCCCGCTGCGAAAGTGCTACTGAAGCTCAGCGCCAGGCTGTTGGCCGGCCCCGAAGGAACGTGGCTCAGCGTCCCCATGCCAGCGAGAACATCGCTCACGGCGGTCTCTGCGGTCGAGGTAGGAACAATCGGGACGTAAGGCGAATCAATCTGCACAGACAGGTCGCCGGGCTTCCCCGCCGCCGTAAGCCGCTTCACGCTGTGGTAGCTGGTGGCATCGACTACATTGGTCTCGTAGATGCGGGTGCCCGGCTTCGTTGCGGTGTACCGGATTACCTCCTGGCCGTAGAAGTTGAGCAGCAACGCGTTGACCAGCTCGATCACCAGCACATCGCGCTCGAACGCGCCCTGGTCATCGGTAAACGTCCGGGTAGTACGGGAAAGCACGGTCTTCACCCTGACGTACTGCTCCCCCGGGTCGCGGCCCGAGGCCGCCAGCGTCAGCAGGCTCAGATTGTCGTTGATGTCCGGGCTCGGTGCGTCCTTGGTGGTGTAGACCTGAATGGTCATCTGGCCGCTGAAGTGGTCACCCAGCAGGATGAACCGCGATTCGGTACCACGTGTGATGTAGCTCTCCACGCGATTCTTGGCGTCCAGGCGCACGTCGCTGTAGGAGCCGGTGGCGAACATGGTCACCGTCACTCGCGGATCGGACGGTGGGTCGATTAGCACCGCGATCGCATCTTTCAGAACATCAGGTCCCGGGGTGTCCACGTGCACGAACATCTTGCGGAGCGTGGAGCGGCCGGTGGTCCGCTCTTCATCACCGATGTCGGGGAAGAGGTTGTTCATCGCTCCATCGACAATCTCGGCCTGGACCATGCGTCCACCGCCATCAGGGTTGTCGGTGAGGCGCTGCGATTGGCGCATCTTGATATCGGTTGCAAGAATCGTCATTGGTCAGACCGTCATAAGGCGAAGGGTGATGGAGAAGTAGTCGGCATCAATGGCAGGAGTGGCGAAGCGCAGCGGCTGGGCATCCAGCGCAGACCCATCCGTGCGCAGCCACCGCACCTGGAACGTGCGCTCGCCGCCGTTGTGGGCCGGCAAGATCAGGTGCATCGGCGCTACCTGGAGCTGCTCGGTCAGGGACTGCAGCTGGCGCAGCACGTCTAGCTGGATGGGGGCGACGTATGCCTGTCCATCGCGGGTGGTCTGTAGTGTGATCGGGCGGCCTGCCTGTCGCGCAGACTCCTGGACGATCAGCGCCCCGCTCAAGCTGTGGCGAACCTGCTGCCCGACACGCCAAGCAGTGAATTCGTCCGTCCATTGCAGATCTGCCGGAAGCTCGACCCCGGCGAGGACGACCCGGCTCATCGCGGCCCCCGGATCGATACCGCGCGGCTTCGCTCAATCTTCTGCAGCACGATGGGGGCGACCAGCCCTGCGATGCGCTCGGCCTGTTGGATTTCTGCAGCAGTTGCACCAGCCACCACTTCTTTGCTGGGAGCCTTCCAGTCAATCGTGAGAACCTGCTCTTTCGTATCGCCAGCCTGGATCCGTGAAGCGTCGGCCCTGGCTTGCGCCTCAGCCTCGGCCAAGGCCGCCTTGCGGCGCTCTTCGGCTGCCTGTTTTGCCGCACGCTCCTTCTCCAATCGTTTGGCCTCGATCTGGTTTTCGAGCTGAACGATGGCGTCAAGCTCACCAGCGCCAACCAGGTCGAAGCGCTCGGCAAGCTCCTGCCGCTTTCCGGAGATCTCGTCCATGCCGTCCAGCAGCTTCTTCTGTTCCTCCGTGTACTTCGCCAGGTCCTGACGCTGTCGGTAGAGAGAATTCCAGATGTTCGCGAACTGCTGCAGGCTGTTCGGCCCGCTCATTTGACTTAGCAGTTCTCGGGTCCTGTCGGAGATTTCTCCCATGTTGAGGGAGAATCCACGGGCGGCTGAGGATGCGTTACCGAGGTTGTCGCCGGCCGCAGCGGCGCCGGCAGCTACTCGCTCCACGCCACTACCCGCCTCATCAGACGCCTGCTTGACCTCTTTCAGGGCACCCGTGACCTTCTGCGCGCCCTGCTCCACGCGCCCCATAGCCGACTCGCCCTTCGTGCCGAGTTCGCCCAATGCGTCACCCGTCTCGTAGATGGCGCCCTGCACATCCAGTTGCGACTGCACCTGGTTCCGGCGCCATGCGTCACTGTCGGCCACAGCAGCCTTGGCGGTATCGGCATACGCTCTGAACGCACGGCGCACGTCCTCGACAGACGCTTTGCCACTGGCAGCGCCCTTGCGGATGGTCTCGAACGCCTCCCAAGCCGAGTCACGCGCGGCGTTCAACGACTGCTGCGACTGGATGCCAAGACGTTGGAATTCATCGGTGAGTGGGTTCAGCCCCGCCTCGATCTCTCGAAGCCGGGCACGCAGTGCGGCGGCGGCACGGGCCGCCGAATCGAAGCCGACCCGCCCCTGCTCGCCAGCCGCTTGCAGTAGATTGCCGAGAGTGCGCGCCTCGTCCAGCGTGGCGACGTTGCCCAGCGCTGCCTTGAAGGCAGTCTCGATCTGGGCGCTGGTCGCCACTGCGTTCTCGGTGATTGCCCCGAAAGCGGCGATCGCATCACGGCCAGCCTGAGTGAAACTGACCCCAAGCTGGCCCGAGGCCACGCCCAGCTTGGTCATCGCGGCAAGCAGGGTGGTTTGCAGCACCGCCGCTACGTTCACTGCCGCCTGCGGCAGCGAGTTGAATGCCGCTTGCGTCGCACCTTGGAACCGGGCGAGCTCTTCACCCGACAGCTGCTGCAGCGTCGCGAGGAGGCCATCACGCACGTTTCGCTCGGCCGCAGCACCCTGAGTGGCAATGAAGCCCAGCGCTTCGCCTACCGAGCCGAGGCTGGCCGTATCGGCGAAGTTGAGTCCTGAGAACATCTTGCGGATCGACTCCGCAGCCAGCTTTGCGTTGCCATCAATTCCGTTGAGCTGCGCCACAACCTGCTGGGCCGCACCGCCAATTCCATTTGCGAGCGCATCAGCAGCGGTCTTCACACCAGTCCGCAGGGAGGCGAAGCCCGTGGAGACATCCAGCAGCCGCTGCGTGACCTGACCGAGCTGCTGCAGTTGCTCTGCCGTTGCGACGCCGGCCTTCTGCTGCATCAGCAGGAATCCTTCCTGCGCAGTGAGGTACTGCTCCAGGCCCGACAGCCGCTTCTCGTAGGCCTGCCGCTCGGCCTCACCGAGCTTGGCAACTTCCTCGGCCGACTTGATGACCACGTCACGGTATGCAACGAAGGACACCGCCTGCTGACGAAGTTGCAGCGCGGAGTCGCGCACCTGGCTGATATAGACCCGCTGCGCTTCACCGGCGCGCTTCAGCNCCGGGTCGTGCTGCTTCCAGATATCCTGCGCCACGGTCTTGAGGACATCCAGACCACCTATCGCCGCTTCCAATCCCAGCACGGCCACCGTGATGGGTACTACCTTCGGCATGCCCCGCAGCAACGCGCCGAACCGACCGATACCCCGACTCCCGCTTGCGACCGCTGCATTGTTGGCAATCTGCGCGTTCGTGGTCGCGATCAACGCCGCGCGCCATGCGTTCAGCTGGAGCAATGCCCCCACGATCTTGAACTGCGCATACGCAGCAGCCATCAGGCCAATCACACGAGCATGGTCCACAACCCACTGCGTCGCGCCCTTCACCGCCTCTGCCGTGGTGATGATGGCCTGGGCGGTCCGCTTGGCCCAGCGGGACAGGCTGCCATCGGCCGCCAGTCGATCCAGCGTGGTCAACAGGGTGGTGAGCTGTTCCTTGAAGTAGGTCAGCACGCCTTGGTCGGCGACTTCCTGTTTCCAGTCCTTGAAGCGATCGGTGGCCGTCTTCCACAGGCCGGCGATGGTGCCCACCTTCGCGGCGGCGGCAGCGCCGCCATAGGATTCGGCCAGCAGGTCGAGGATGATGGCCTGCGCCTTTGCCACCTGCCCGGTAGCTTCCAAGCTCTTGATCAGCGACTTCTGGCTGTCATCCAGCGTGAAGCCCTGCTTGCTCAGGCTCTCCATTGCCTTCGACGGCGTCTGCAGCGCCTTGCCAACGACCTCGGCAGACTGCTCCAGCGACATGCCCAGCCGCTGGGCCTGGTCGATGGTGATCTGCATCGCCGCCGGGAACTGCTCGCCCACGATGTTGGTGTACGACAGCAGGCGGACCTGGGCGGCGCTGATCTGCCCGTCATCGAACAGCCCACTCTGCAGCTGCTGGCGCATGGCGGCCAAGCTCTGCGCTGTGAACTCGCTGGTGCGACCCGTGGCGTGCAAGGCCGCTTCCAGCTGAGCCAGTTCCTGCTCAGCGTCGCTGCCCTCCTTCACGATGGCCTTGATGCCGTCAACCACTCGGTTCAGGCCGACGAACGCGATCGCACCAGCGGCGACTGCCTTGAGTCTGCCGAACCAGCTGACAGTGCTCTCCGTTGCGTCCGCCAGGTCGCCGCTGCCGGCGGCGGCATCAGCGGCGCGCTCCTGGTACTCGGCCAAGGACTTTGCCGCTGCTTTGCTGGTAGTGGCCTGCCTGCGGAAGGCAGCCTCTGCCTCATCGATCTGCTGCTTGCGCCGACGCCCCGCTTCAGCCTCTGCTGCGGCAGCCCGGGCCTGCTCAATGAGCGCTGCCGCGCTGCGGGTCGCCTCGATACGCAGGCGCTGCTGGTGATCGGCCAGGTTCGCGGTGTTGATGCCGAGCGAAGAAAGCTCGTCGTCGGCTTTGCCTACGGCGTCCCATTGCTCGTTCAGCGCCTTTTTCAGGCGTTCGCCCTCCTTACGTAGATCGCGCTGGGCTGCCAGCACCTCGCGGGACGGCTTCTCCATCTCCCCGATGCCGAGGCTGAGCGCCAGCGCGGCCTTCTGATTGTCATCAAACTGCCTTTCCAGCTCTGCGAGATCGGCCAGCATGCCGTCGAAGGCATCCGCTTTGGCCGCTGCCTCGTTCAGCCCAGTGAGAGAGTCGAGCAGCTTCGTCGCCTTGCCAGCGGTCTCGACCGAGACATCCCCCAGATCGCCAAACGCCGCGCGCAGTTCATCCACGCCCTCGCGGCCCTGCGTTTCGATGACGACCCGAATTGCTTCTTCCAGCCGATCAGCCATTGGAGCTTCCGTTGACGCGCCACTGGCGGCGCAGTTCAGTCAGGTAGGTGGTGTGAAAGCGCTCGATCAGCCGGCGACGGGCCTCCAAGGCGCGGCTGTTGCCATCAGCACCCGAGAGCATCTCGAACGGGCTTGGCCCTCGGAGGATGCGAACGGGGCCACGGCCGTGGCGCTTTTGCCGCGCCCTATCCCAGGTGCGCACACGGATGGCCTTTCGGCCCTTGATCGTGGCGATGAAGGCACCGTCGTACGTCTTCGATTCGCCCACGCCAATGCCCGCCGTGGCACCTCGGGATTTGCGGCCAGCCCAGCGACCGCCGAACTCGATCAGCGAGATCGGCCGCGTGCTGGCCCAGATCGAAAGGAAGTCGTCTCTGCCACGCTTACCGGTGCTGTAGCCGCGCTCGCCCGTTTCCACGCGATACTTCCCGCGCAGCGCAGAGGCGCGGATGTTGTAAGAGGCACGGACCTCCTGCGCAGTAGCCGGCCCAGCCCGGCGCTGCAGACCAATGAACGCCCGCTGCACCGACAGGTCGTACCGATTCAGCACCTCGCCAGCCAGGTCGGTCAGGCCATGCAAGCCTTTTGCCCGCCGGCCGCTGGCGTAGTACTTGAGCAGGTTGTTACTGCGATTGGACGCCACGGTGCCTTTCCTGTTTCAAACCAGGAGGGCGCCCTCCCGGCGCCCTCCCCTCGCTGGGGTCACCAGCACGCTCAGCCCGCCGACTGCGCTGCGATCTTGAAGGTGTAGAGATCGGTCTCGCCGGCCTGGAAGATGACCGGGCCGGTCAGGGTCACCTGGATCGGCTCGTCACTGAACCAGTCAACGTCACCATCGACGGTCAGGTCGACGTTGGGAATGGTCAGCAGGCCTTCGTCGCCACTGATGCGGTCCTGCATGTCGCCCAGGATCTGGAACGACTTGCTCGGGGTGGTGCCGCCGCTGATTGCGGTTTCCAGGTAGGCATCGAAGTTGTAGTCGGCCGTCACAACATCACCGGCCTGCAGCGCGCCACCCTTCTTGGGGATCAACAGACCATGACGGGGTTCCAGGTCATAGTCGGTGCCCTTCACCAGGTCCACTGCGCCCTTCTTGAACGCCGGCGCCGGCGTTGCTTCGATGAAGTTGTGCGGCAGCTTCACGGGGGTATCCACGCTGCCAACAGTGACCGACACAGCGGTGGCCGAGCCGGCTGCCACAGTGGTGTTGACCAGGGTGCCGTACAGCATGCGAGCCAAGAAGGCCGTCGGCACTTCCAGCGCGGTAATCGAGACGTTGGTGACGCCCGGATTCGAATCCTTGTGGATGATCTGCTGATAGCGAGCATCGCGGCGCTTGCTCTTGATCTCCACCGAATCGCCGGCTTCGTAGCTGAAGGTTAGCGAGGACTGCTCCAGGGGCTGGTTACCGAACTTGTCGGCGGGCTCGGGAATGACGGGGACGCGAACGCCCTCGGCGCCGTGCTCCCAGAAGCGCAGGTCACCTGCGAATTTGCGGACTTTGGGCTGTGCCATGGTTCTGGTTCCTTTACGGGTTGGACACGGGCTCAAAGGTCTCGGTCAGACCAGCCCGCGCGGTGATCTGAGCGACTACGGCGGTATGCCCGGCATCGTCCTCCAGGGTCGCAAGCTGGGTTTCGATCAGCTCAAAGCTGGTCACCCCCAGCGGCAGCGACTTCTCTTTGAACGTCAGGGCACGGATCAGGTCATGGCGCGCGCGATGAACGAGCAGCCTAGGATTCGCTTCATCGCTGCCACGCGGGACTTCGAACTCGATGGTGATGGCCGCATCGGAGCTGGACTGGGCAACACCGCCGCCACTGCGCGAAAGCTGGCGGACAGAGATGATCGTTGCCGGCTCGGTGCTGTCCTCGCTGATCTCGTTTTCATCGATGATCACGGCGCCCGCGCCGATGTCGGTGCGGAAGCCACTGCTGCGCGAGATCAGGCGCACGCGAGCAGCCAGGAACTCCACCAGCTGCCACGACAGCGGCTCTGCCAGGTCAGCCACGGGTCACCAGCCAGCGGCTCTGTGAGCCGTCATCGCTGATCTTCTTACTGTTGACGAAGACCTCAGTACCGAACGCGGTCGAAACCGACTCGAAGCGATCGCCCTGGTCAGGCGCCACGTCCGAGCGCAGGTACGCGATCTCCACACGGCCTGACCTGAACTGACGCAGTTCACCGATGGTCTCAACGTCGCGCTCCACATAGGCACGCACGCCCTCGGTCGTCCGACCATCCTTGGCCGTGTACCGACCTTGCGACGCCATGCCCGCCAGCGCAAAGGCGGCATGCAAGTTGCCATCCAGATCGCGGAGGAAGTCGACCTCACTCACCGCACACCTCCCGAACACAGCATCGCGTAAGCCTGCAGCGCCCTCACTTGGGCGTCGCACTGGGCAGCGGCGCCAATAGCTCGGCCCGCACTTTCAATTCGGTCGACGGCTCGACCATCAAGCTGGCTGCCGGCAGCGGCGGTCGCGGACAGCTCTGCAGTTGCGACGGACGCTTGCCAACGCTGGTGCAGGCGCTGGTTGCCAGCGCGAAGATCAGCGATGAGGCGATCAGATGCCTTCTGTGCATCGTTCTTTTCCTTTTCGTACTTGGACGCCAGGTTATTTGCGGCGACGGCACTGCCACGCTCGACCTTCAGGGTTTCGTTGGCGGCATGGGCCTCAGCTCGGGCAGCGTCACGCTCCCTCTTCATGGCGTCACGGCTCGACACAGCTTTGTCGGCCGCACGGTGAGCGATGGACACCGAGCCACGCTGCCAGACGACGACGCCCAGCAGCAGAAGGACGGCGATGATGAAGGCGCGGATCATGCCGACACCACCGGACTTTCGGGGGGGATAATCGCGCCCACGCTTCGCATCGCCGCTTCCAAGGACATAATGCGCAGACGCAGCCTGTGCGCCTCCTCCTGAGCCGCCATGCGCAGCTTGATCTCTTCCATGAGCTTCTCTGTGGTTGCGGTGAGGGAGCTCTCCAGCGAGTCCACACGGCGGACAAGCCCGTTCAGAAGTTCAACGTTGGCGTCAGTCTCTGTACGCTCCTTCCGGCGCGAGAGCAGCACCGTCCAGGTCTCTCGCAAGAGCCAGAGGGCCACTACACTGCCAGCGGCCCACCAAGGTGCGTGCGCATTAACCTCGCCCCCGACCATTACGAGAGCGCCTCAGCGACGCCGGCCGCGATCACCTCGCGTCGCCAGAACAGTCCGCCGTTCTCGTGTTTGGCGATCGCGGTAGCCAGCCTTTCCAACGTCACGGCGTTGTCCAGCCTGATGATCTCGCTCGGGCTTACCCCGACCGCCTTGGCAACTTCCTGGACGTAAGCCGAAGTGTTGTTCTCCACTGGCGGCGCCCAGCGGCCGATGATCTCCTTCACCGTACGCAAGCCGTGCTTGCGCTGGTAGGTGAGCAGCGTCTTTGCCAAGGCTCGGAACCCGGCCTGCGGGGTCAGGAACACGCAGAAGCGCTGCTCGCGCGCGATGGCGGCGGCGGACCGATCCTCACCCTGCCACGGCGTGCTGGTGCGGTCGATGTTGCCAGGATTGTTGTTGCGTACGCCGCGCGGCGTGGTGGTGGTGCCCATGCGATTCCCCGTTGTCGCTGTGGAAGAACCGGCACCGCTCACGCCACCCAGGAGTATGTGAGCGGTGCCGGCCAAGACTTACGCCGACTTCACCGAGCCGGAGCCCGGGGTCAGCTTTGCCAGCACGGTTGCGGCGCCAGTGCCGGCGGCAGCGATAGCCACGGCGCAGTTCTCCAGGTCACCAGCGTCGGCGCCGCCAACGATCAGCTGCCCTGCCTGGGCATCCCAGGTCAGGCCAGCGCCTGCAGCGATGTTGGCGCTGGCGAGCTTCGGCAGTTCAAACACGCCCTCGATCTGCGCGCTGCCCTTGGCGCCAGCGGGGATGTCCACCAGTGCGACCGCCAACAGCTGCCCGACGATGGATGCCTGGCCGCTGACCAGTGCGGATGCCGCGACGATGTCGATCACCGCGCCCGGAAACTTGTAGTTCTTCGCCATGACGATGGTCCTCAGTTGGCGTCTTACATGAATGAAGTAGGACAACGCGGCTGCGGCAGGAGCGACGCAGCCGTGTGGCGATTACTCGCCCGGGTTGAAGGCAGCGCCGCGCCAGCCCACCGCGCCCACGCCGTACTTGTGGACGACCTTCCAGCTGAGGCCGTCAGTGCGGAAGTTGGTCTCCTGCTCCAGCACCGGCGTCTGCACGCCATTGAGAAACGCGACTTCGATCACCGGCTCTACATTCGGATCGGCGAAGCCGTACCAGCCCTTGCCGGTCCCCAGGCGTGGGGAGGTGATGATGTCGCTGAAGGTGCCACGCGACGTGTTGTTGACCTGGAACCGGCCAGTCACGTCCGGGTTGTACTCGCTGTTGTTCACCAGAGTCGCGCGACCATGCATGGCAACCGTGCCCAGGAAGCGCGACAGCGAGATATCGAGGTAGTCATTGCCGCCCGGGTCCATCTGGAGCGCCATCATCTGGCGCATCGCGTCGAACGCATCGACCGACACGGCAGCGCCAGTTGCGATGTTGCCGTGCTCCGCATGGAACAGCGTGCGGCCGTCCTTCATGACCGGCCCCAGACCACCGTTCTGCTTAAGCACGTCGTAGACGTCCTTTTCGATTGTGCGGCCTGCGGCCTGGCCCAGCGCTGTGGTGATGCGCACGAACGCGCCCAGGTCGTCATTCACCAGCACTTCCGGGGTGATCTGCAGGATGCGCCCCTTGCGGGCGCCCTTGATGGTCTCGACTTCGCCATCGCCCAGCACGCCGTTCTCGTACTCGCCCGCTTCATTGACCGGCTTCAGGTCGGAGAACGAGGAAAGGTGGTAGCGGCTGTGCGGACGGTAGTCGGACAGCGTGCCGGTTGCGCAGAATCGGGTCCAGGTGAACTGCTGCAGGTTGTAGGCCCCGACCAGAACGCGGTGCAGCACGTTCTCCAGCAGGACCGGGAAGTCGCTGGTGGTCTGCACTGCAAGAACACCGCGTGCGATCTGCTCACGGTCCATGCCACGGGTGTTCACGCCGGCCTGGATCAGGGAGCGCTCGGCGAGCGCCAGCAGGGTGGTATGCGCGTACGGGTTGCCATTGCGCGCGGATTCGGCGTCTGCACCGGTCAACACGCCGGCACGAGCCAGAAGCGCGTTGACCTGGGCGCGACGCTGATTGTCCTCCTCCGGCACCACGTCCGTGATGCTGAAGCCGCCGGCCAGCGGCTGCCCGCTCGCCGCCAGCTTTGCCAGCAGCTTGCCGCGCGCCACGTCTTCAGTGATCGCAGCGTCAGCCAGGCACTCCGCCTCCAGCGCCTGGACGCCGCTGATCTCGCGGAACCCGGCGAAGACGGTACGAATGGCTGCGTTGCGGGCCGAGATTGCCGCCATCACCTGTTCGACCGATGCAGCCGGCGCCGAGGTCGCGGCCGCGACAGGAGCGGCTGCGACCGGCGGTACCGGAGTGGCGGGTGCGGGCGATGCCGGGGCGGCGGGGGTCGATGCAGCCGGAGCGGTGCCCGCCTGCGCCATGATCAGTTGGCACTGCTGTTTCATGCTGGTTTCCTCAAGGTGGGCCACAACGGCCCGCTGGTGAACCTCGCGAAGCGAGGCGAAGGCTGAAGCGGTGGTGGTTGCCTGGATGTGCTTGCGCAGCAAGGCGTGCACGGCCCCCTCGGTGCCGGAGATTGCACTCACATAGGACAGCAGCGCTGCTGCGGCGACGGCTTCCGCAGGCTCGGGCTGCACGTCGGGAATGACTTCGCTGACCAGGCCCAGCGCCAGCGCTTCGGACGCGGTCAGCCAGTGGTCCTTTCGATCGGTCAGCATTGTCTCGATGTCGGACGGGTTCTTGGCGCGGCCCGAGTACGTCACCAGCATCTGGCGCCCATACACGTCGATCTGATCGGCCCGCTCGCGCAGGTCGCCAGCAAAGCCCCAGCCACCACCCTGAGGGCCATGCAGCATCAGCATGGTGTTCTCGTGCATGCGACGCTTGCTACCGGCCATGACAATCAGGCTGGCGATGCTGGCGGCAACACCATCCACGGTCACGTTGATTGTGGCCGGGTGCTGCTTCAGTGCGTTGTAGATGGCCAACCCATCGGTGACGACCCCGCCATCTGAGTTGATCCGCACGTTGATCACGCTCGCGGTGGTGCCGGCCAGCTGCTCGACCACGCTGGCGGCAGTGACGCCCTCACCCCAGAAGTAGTCGCCGATTGGGCCGTAGATCAGCAGCTCGGCCTCACCGCCGCTGGTGGTGCTCAGTGCGAGGACCGATTTTCCCTTGGCCTCCGGCTGCAGCGCCTCGATGTCGCTCGCGTCGAATGCAAAGGTCGCGGCCAACACTGCGCCAAGCGCGGCTGCCATGCCGTTGCGGGTGAGGTGGTTCATTGCACATCCTCAGAAGGGGTTGAAATGGAACTGGCATCGGCGCTGGCCTGAGCCACGCCTGCGTCACTTACCTGGCCCGGGTCGCTGTCCAATGTGATTCCGAGGTCACGCGCCCACTTACGTTCGTTGCGGATCTCTTCCAGCGTGTCGTACATGCGCCCGCCGCGTTCGCTGATGACAGAGGTGAGCGAACGGATGCCAGCGCGGATCATCATGCGGAGGCCGGTCGCCTCGTGGACCGGGTTGATCCACGGCATCACCGGGGGCATGTACATCGCATCGGTCACCGTGGTCATCGAAACGCCGCGCGGAACGACCAGCTCGCCGGACGCAATCGCTGCCTGGATGAAGCGCTCGTAGATCGGCCGGACAATCTGCGAGATCACCTCATAGGCCAGAACGCCGTATGCGCCGTACTGCTCGACCAGTTCCTGCCGCTGCGCGGAATAGGTGCCGTTGTAGTTCTTCGACAGCGATGAGAACGACACTCGCATACCCCCGGCCACAGCACGCAGCTGCCCGTTGCGGTAGGTCTCGAGATTGGGGTTGGGCCGATTGGTGTCGACTGTCCCAACGCTCTCGCCCTTCACCAGGTCATCGAACACCATGCCGGGTTGGAACCGCATACTGCGCCGCTCCGGAACTGTCTCGTTCTCGCCATAGCTCTGCGGATCCCCCTTGATGATGAACGCCGCCATGCTCGCCGCGATCTTGGCGGCCACACGCTCGGATTCCTCGTAGTCCTTGAGGTCATCCAGACGGGTCAGAACAGACGCCAGCAGGCTGACACCTCGCACCTGCCCGATCCGATCAACCATCTTCGCGTGGTGAACGAAGTCTGCGCTCACGCGCTTCACCTCCGGCATGACCGCGTTCGGGTCACCGGGGTGCTGTTTGTATAGGTGATACGCGATTGGGCGGTTCCATGCGTTTCGCTCCACGCCCTGCATGATGTTCCGACCGGGATCGTTCAGATCCATCGGCAGAAGATCCGGCTCCATCATCTCGATGCTGTAGGGAACCACGGTGCCATGGTCGAGGTATGGCACCGGCCCGATCAGGTCCTGGTACAGGCACTCGCCGTCGCGGAAAAGGGTCCGGGCCATCAGGCGCTGTGCCGCGCCGAAATCATGGCACCAGGTGACTTCTGGGCGCTTCCAGAAGTCCCTCAGCAACGGCGTGATCTGATCGACCAAGGACTCCACAATGTTGCCGGCAGCGTCGCGCGGCTGAGGCTCGATGCCGATGCCATCCCGGCCGATTACGTTCTGGACCATCTGGTTGAATCCGTTCACCACGATGTCGTGGTTCCGGTCCAGGTGCCTCGCCTGTGTGCGGATTCGCGTGGCGCCACTGGCGACCGCTGTGTTACCTGAACCAAACTCACGCGCAGCTTCCCGCAGGCGGCTGGGCGTGGCGCCGTCGTAAGCGCTGCTGTAGGCAGCGATTCGCGCGCGCGCCATGGCACGCTTTGCGCCCCAGCCGGGGGCCACAGCGGCGATGGCGCGGTCAAGGCGGTTCACTCGCCGCCCCGGAAATCGGCAAGAGCCACGGACATGCGGCTACCGCCTCGCGCCTGCGCGTTCACTTTCGCTTCCCACTCGCGCCGACCTGCGCGAATCTCTGCCAGGTCGGCACGATTCAGCTGCCGCTCCCCCATGCGGAAGGACTGACCCCGTAGTACCGCAGCCTCGGCGGCTAGGTACGTCTGCAGCATGATTTGAGCGGGAGTCGACATGGAGGTAGTTTGGAGACGCGGTCGTCTCAACCGTTACCAGCCGCGTGAGACGATCAAGAATCTGCGCCGCGCAAAATCAGTTACTTACAAGGCAGCCGTCTCAATCTTTGCCAGAAGGTGAGACGGGCCTTGAGTTCTCAGCTCGCTTTCGTCGGTTTAGGCAACCCGCCAGGGAATAAGCGATAGAGAGCGGCTCTCGATATCCCGTGTCTGCGGCAGACCAATCGCCAGTTTTGTCCCTCAGCAAGCTCGGCGCGAATCGCCTCCACGCGTGTACACGATTTGTCCTGCACAGCCGCCTTAGGGATGTGCAGACGCTCACCGCCGTACTCGGTTTGCAGAACGGTCAGCACCGCCGTCGCATAGGGCATCGCGTGCTCCTCGTTCAAACCGGTTTGCTCCACGATGCCTCGAATTACCAGGCGACGCAGCTGCTCGGCAGCATCGATGTCGCGCGAGTTGCTCATAGGCGACTACTCCAACCGCTGGACCCAAAGTCGTCGCGTGACGTTTCACGGGAATCGCGCGCCAGCCGCGCCGGGGCCGGCGAGGGCCTTTTCACGACCTGGGTCACCGACGGCGCGGGTGCTGCAACGTCCGCCGCCGGCAATGCCGCAGCCGGCGGGATGCTAAACAGATCGTTTTCCGGCTGCACCTGCTCCTCCAACTGATCCCACCATTTCGCCTTCTTGGGTCCCCACAGGTCGAGCCGTTCCTCCAGCCATATTTCGTAGGTCAGGCAGTCCTTGACCTCGATTCGCTTGCGCGTTGCGGTCCACCTGGACTCCGACCCGCCCTTCATCCTCCGCGTAGCGCGGATCTCGCCCGCCAGCTGTTTGAACCATTCGGGCGAGAGCTGATCTGACAGATGCACGTAGCCCGGCCCCGGGACGGCAACGTCCAGCCGCGACTGGAACCGATCCTTCGCGAGGTTCGTGCCCACGTGCCAGAGCACCGGCCCGTGCTTCTCGATACGCCCATTGAAGCGGTAGCCGACGCGGCTGTTGCCGTTCTCGATGGACCGCTCCTGGCCGCTTGAGCCCTTCACCGCGTGCACACGCAACGACTTCAACTTGTGTGCGAAGGCGTACACAGCGTCGGCATGGTGACCGCCCGAGTCGATTGCGGTGGCATATATCCGTTGCGCTCTGCCACAGGCATGTGTGTATTCCTGCTCACGCAAGAACGCCTCAGCCTCGGTCCAGACCTCCATCTGTGCAGGGTTGCCGAAGAACACGCGGTGGTCGATCGTCCACATTTGACCTCCTCGCCCGACGCCCCAGACGCCAGCCTCAATCCGGTTGTCTTGGGTATCCATGCCGCACAGGAGCAGCAAGCAGTCGCGGGGCATCGTCTTGAGCGGGAACGGCTCGGCCCTGTTCGCCAACTCATCAGCATCCGTGCGTTCGACCTCTCCCTCCCAGGTCTCACCCAGAGTCGTGTTGGTCCATGCCTTCAGTTTGCTGTCGTCGCCTTCCTGGTGCTTGGTGTACGCCTCCAGGAACTCCCGGACAATCTGCTGCCACGCAACTGCTGGGCTGTAGGCGGTCCAGATGTGGAGCGCCACATGACGGGGAGCCTGGACCACGTGGCCCTCCGGCGTGGTGAAGCGCCCATCGGCGCGAAGCCAGAGATCACCGCGCGAGTTCACCCATTCGCCTTGCTCAGCCGCCAGCAGATACTCGCCCTGCGTCATTGGGTACGTACAGTGCGGGCAGAGGTGGTAGACGTGGACAACGCCGCCAGATGCGTCTCGCTCGAACTTGAAGCCGTGCGATTCGTCCTTGCCACCCCACGTCAGTGCGTGGAAGGCGTCGCATTGTGGGCAGCGTACCTGGTATGTGAATCGCTCATCCGCTTGCGAGTAGCGCGTATCCACCAGGCTGAAGCCCTTGAGCTTCGGGGTACTGCCAGCCACGAGCTTGGGGAAGGTGGCGCCTTCCAGGCGCTTGGCGGCCAGCGAGTCCGGTGCGCCCTCCTTCTCAATGTCGTTGTCGAACGCGTCCAGCTCGTCCAGCAGGGCAACGTCCACAGAGATTCGACGGTAGTTCTTCGCGGCCTTGCCGCCGCGCACGCGCAGAAGCGAACCGATGAACTTCTTCTGCTGCAGGGTGTTGTCCTTGTGACGGGCCAGGTAGGCCGGGAACACCGCCCGCATGCACTCCACGTCACGCAGCATGGGTTCCAGCTCCGACTTGACGAAGTCGTCGGAGTCGTCGTCGGTCGGCTGCCAGATGCATTGGTTCCGGCGCCGGTGCTCTGCGTTGTAGCCAAGGAAGGCCAGGAGGATCTTGGTATACCCCACACGCGCCGACTTCTTTACCGAAACCTCGGTAACGTCGTCGTTGCTGATCACCGCCATCAGGCCGCGCTGGAACGGCCATGGCGTCCACTTCTGCTCAACGTAGCTTGACTCAGCAGACAGGTAGAAGTGCTCCCGAGCCCACGCCTCCAGCGTGATGGGCTCCTGCACCGCCCATGAGGCTAGTCCGCGCTGGAGATGCCGTTCTACGGCCTGCAGCTGGCTGGCTTCGATTCCTCGCAACAGGGTCACTGGTCATCGTCCTCGGTAGCGACGGGCATAGCCGCAACGGCATCCGAATCTGCATCATCATCTGCATCCACGTCAGCCAAACGCATGGATGCCGCGAGGTTCCTGGCCTTGGCGACAATCTGCGTGACCACATCGAGGTCGGCAGCTGTGAGCTGCGGCAATCGACGGCGCAACGTCCCCGGGATGGTTTCAAGAATGCGACCCGCCCGCGCGCCGACCTTCGACAGAACCTGTTCCATGAGGTGCGCTGGCGCCAGCTCTCCCCGGGTGACAGCGTTCTGCATTGCCAAGCGGTCAGCCTGCTCACGCGCCAGCCTGGCGCGTTCGGCGGTCAGGTCTTTCCCAGCCTCTCCGCCACGGCCTGCAGCCACTTCGCGGAGATGGTCGCAGTAGGCGAGCAGCCATTCGTCACCAGCCGCACCGTCAGCCAGCACACCACGACGCACCAGGTCGCTGACTGCCTGCTGGGAAATGCCCACCAGATCGCCGAAAGCACCCTGCTTCATCGGACTGCTCAGATCAGAAACCACTACAACCCCCTTGGAAATGCGTCATGACTAGCGAAAATCTGCGCGACCGAATACCCGTGGAATTTGAGGTCGGGGAGGACCCATCGGCCTGCCCTCTCCCCCCTGCCCCTTCCGGCCGACCAACCGCACGATGATTCGCGTGGAACATGCCAGCCGTCCGCACCGTCCAAACCATCAAGGCAAGGTCTGGACGCCCGGAACCCACGCCGTTACAACGCTGTCCACACTGTCCATACCGTCCACACCTATTTTTTTGAATTGAGTAATGGAGAACTGAGGCGTTCTGTTGGTACATGTACGCGCGCGAGAAATGGTGTGGACGGTCAGGACAGCGCTGTCGCAGTAGGCGGCAGGTCTGGTCAGTGGTTCGGACGGGTCTGGACGAAGCTGGAGAGGTCTGGTCAGAAGTCAGGTCCACTGGGGGCCTCCTGCCTTGACCTCTGTACGGTTGCCAGCCAGTCATCGATTGCGAGGCCAGGCCTGAACCACCGTGGCTCCCGGCCGCCGTCGTCGGGCCAGCGCCTGCGCTGTTGCTCCCAGCCCAGCGTCTTCATGATCGAGGCGACCCGCATCTGCTCGGGCTTGCCGTGCTTGCCAGGGTCCAAGCCGATGGCGTACGTCAGGAGGTTGTCGGTGGTCGCCCAGTCGATCTGCGGCGCCATCGCCAGTCGTGTCGGGTACTTGCTCGGCTCCATCCGAAGGTCGAGCCACTGCTCGACTCGCCCCTCCCAGCTGTCGCCCACATACCTGCTGGCCTGCTCCTCCTTCGCGTCTGCCGGCAGCTCCCACCACTCGAACCCGGCGTTGAACATGGTCACAGCCTCCGCCCACAGCTGGTCGCGCAACGTTGCGATCGCGGCGATCTGCACGTCGCCGTCGGTTCGCACGGGGAGGAAGCGCCGCCCACCGGTCGGGTCGCGTAGGTACTGATGCTCGTTCGTGGTGCCGGCGAACACGCATTCGCGGCGGTAGGATCGGGGCACGCGCTCGTAGGGCGCACGGAACTTGTCCACGCGTCTGGTGATGGCGGTCTTTACGCTTGTTACATCGGCCTTCGAGAAGGAGTCCATCTCGCCGATCTCGACGCCCCATGCCCCTTGGATGACCTGGTAGAAGTCCTTACCGCTTGGGGATTCGCTGGTCTCGACAAACCATTCGCTGCCGAAGATCGCGCGCAGGGCGCTTGACTTCCGCTTGCCCTGCTCACCTTCCAGCACCAGCATGAAATCCACCTGTGCGCCCACGCTGGGCTGCTTGGCGTCTACCCACAAGATGCGAGCCACGGCACTTACCATGAAGCACTGCGCTGCGCGCAGGCTGTAGGCATTGTCCGCCGCACCAAACAGCTCGACGAGCATGCGCTCGACGCGCGGGACGCCATCCCATTGCAGGGCACCGAGGTAGTCCTTGATTGGATGACGGCGGTGCCGGCGCGCAACCGCGATGACAGCCTTCAACACCAGGTCATCACTGCACTTCATCCAGTAGCGATCCGGGTGCTGCAACCACGCCGCCAGCTCGTAGGCATCCGAGTCGATGAACTCGTCCCTGCTGCCACCTGTCCATGGTGGATCTCGGTGCAGCTTCACCTGGTTGCTGGAGTCGTTGAGCCACCACAGCCCCTTCAACCGATCGTCGTTCTCCATGATCAGAATCAGGTTGTGCAGCGTGCCTTCGACATTCCCATCGCGATTTCTGGTTAGGTGCTCCTTCCAGGCATTGGGGTCTACCCCGCCACCGCCTGGCGGTGGCGCACCGCCGCCATCGATCACTGTCATCCTGCGCCTTGTCCCCACGCTCATTGCCGCATTGCCTTTTCGTAGCCCCGCGCCAGGCGCAGGTATTCTCTTGCCCGCTCCAGGCGCAAGCGCCGAGAGTGCTCATATGGGTTATCTAGGGCTGCCTGGGCCGCGATTCGGTAGGCCCTGGCGAGCTTCGCATTGGAGTGCAGCACTCGCTCCTCCAGCCTCCTGTCATGCGCCATTGGCAGCCACCACGTCGAGTTCAATCACGCGGTTTGCGGCCCAAGCCGCAAGCTGTCGAGGCGTCCAGCCGTCGCGCTCCAACGCATCTGCGATGTCCCAACCATCGGGCTGGCCGGTCACATCCACAAAGCGGATCGATCTCGCCCCTGCACGCTTGAGCAGCTGGGCGACCCCCGGCTTGAACTGGTTGGCGTCGTTCCTCCACCCCAGCATTGCCTGCCGCCCAGGAAGGTCAGCATCGGGCCAGAGCACGCAATCCCGACCGGCCAGTGGCGACCAGTCCGCTTTCGTGACGGCCTTTCCGCCTCCCGACCAGCTGATAGCCGCATAGCCGGGGAATGCACGCGCCCCCACGTCCCGACACTTCTCTCCCTCTGGGATCAACACCGGCGCGTCGGGTTTCGCTGCCAGGGCATCCAGCCCATACAGCGGCCGCGCCCCGGGAAAGCTCTCAAGGCACCACTGCTTCTGCCCGGCCGGTCCGACGCACCAGGTCACTTGGGGCGTCCACTTCTTCAGCTTGCGGCTGTCGTGGTCGATGAACTCACAACGCAGCACGTACCCAAGGATCTGCCCTTCCCCGTTGCGGTAGGGAAACACCCTGGCCGGCTTCATCCTGCGGAGCTTGTCGCGCTTGGCGTTCCAGATCGGCACCGTCCAGCCGCTGTCAGTCAGCAGTCCGGGCGCATCATCAGGCACGGGTAGGATGGGCACCCACTTCACCCGCAAAGACTCTTGGCTCGGGAGTTTCTCGCGCTCTGCCGCGACGCCCAACTTTCCGCCACTGAGCTGTGCACATGCGTCAAGGAATCCGATCTTCAGGTGATGCACCAGGAAGCCGATCACGTCGTCATGCGCGCCGCAGCCGAAGCAGTGGTAGAAGCCTTTAACTTCGTTGACAGTGAAGCTCGCCGAGGACTCGTCGTGAAATGGACATAGCCCGCTGTACTCCCCGCGACCGGCTGGCCTCAGCTTGACGTAACGACCGATGACATCGGCGATGTTTGCCGACTCGCGTATTGCATCGGTGTCTACGGAACTGTTCGCCATCAGCGGCGCCTCGCGGCTTGTGATTCGCGACGCTCAATCATCCACCACTGCACCCGCAGGTACTCGGCAATTCGCTGCCGGCAGCCAACGCCACCGGTGCAAACGCCCGGCGCTTGGCAGGCTTCTGCGATCTGGTCGATCTGTGTGCGCCATTCTGCGCGCGGCTGACGCGCGATCAGCAGTGCCTGGTGCAGACATCGATTCACACCCAACGGATACCTCCTTCATCGAGCTGGCGCTGGGCGCTATCTCTACGCTCGGTCTCTTGGCGAATTCGCTCACGCTCTGCCAGTGCTTCATCACCCACTAGCCCTGGCACTGCATCGGTCAACGCAAGTGCGGCAAGCTCCATGGCCCGCCGCGCGGATGCGCTGGCTATTCCACGCCTTCGATACCGAGATCGACGGGCGTGGTCCGTACCCACGTCAGTCCTCCGTCCCCAGCTGCCCAGCCGCACGGCACGCATTGCGCTCCAAGCGGTAGCAGAGCTTGCGCACCTCGCGCGAAAGGTCTTGGATTCGATCTGCCTCGGGAACGCTCAGGCGTTGATCCGCTATCGCGTCGATGCCCGCACCAGCCAACGCCCCCGTCAGCTTGTGCAGTTCCAGCAGCTTCGCCTGGATCGCGGCCAGCTCGTCAGGCCAACCNCCCTGCGGCGGTGGCGGTACGTAATCGACCATCAGGTCGTACTGGGCAGCAAGGGAGCAGACCCAGTCAGTTGCAATCTCCTGCGTACCGACGAATAGCTGCAGGTAGTCCGTCAGGATCTCGGCCATCTCCATCGAAACGGACTCGCCATCGACGCCCCTGAGCTTCTTCCTCAGCGTTTCCGCCGAGATCGACTTGCCACGGCGCTTGCTAATGTGCGCGGCCGCGTCCTGCAGCCCCCCAGGAGCACGGGTCACTGCGTTGTGCAGCGCGTCCCGCCAATAGAGGTCAGAGCGACGGCACGTCATGCGCCCCCCTGAAATGCGCCATCGATCATCGTGGAAAAGCTGACTGCGGCGGGGACAACATTGACCGCATGGCAGAGATCATCAGTTTCCCGCAGCGCATGCGCTTCACCGCTGTCCGCACCTATGACGCCGCAGCAGGCGTCGGCGGAGTAGTAGCGGTGCTGTTTGCGCCCGCAAACCTGGCTCATGTCTGCCGACGCGGTCATGCAGTTTCAGCCGGCCAAATGTCGGGACGGATTGCGGCGAGCGCCAACGGCTCGCAACCCAGCGCGACACCGATCTCGACCGATGCCAGCTGAATCTTTCGCGCCAAGACCGGGCTGGGCTTCTTGTTCCTCCATCCGGTCGCGCACTGCCACAGGTATCCCTCAGAACTGCCGGTCAAGGCAGCGAGGCGCCGCTTACGTTCGGGGTCCGAAATGAAGGTGAGTAGGTCCATAGGGGCATTATTTAGCCCGGAGCTAAACCTCATTGTCAAGCGCTCAGCGCAACTTCCCTGTTTAGCTACTAGCTACGCTTGGCGTATGGATGCCATCACCGCCAGACACCTCAACCTCCAGGCCCTGGTCGCCACGCTAAAACCCCAGTTGGGGACGCAGAAAGCGATCGCCATCCACCTGGACATGGCGCCTTCCTATCTGAACCAGCTATTGAACGGCAAGAAGATGGGGGATGACGTTGCGCGCAAGATCGAACGCGCGGCCGGGCTATCCCATGGCTGGCTGGACCAGCCGAGGTCCGACGACGACGCTGGTGCTGGGGCCGCTGCTGGTTCTCAGGATCTGCGAATCGACCCTGAGATCATCGCCTCCGCGATTAGGCTTGTGAGGCTGACCTTCGCCAACCTCGGAATTGATGACTTCAGCAATGAAGAAGACGGTACACCACTGGCTTATGCCTACGAGTACCTCTATCAGCGAGGTGAGGCAACGGTAACGCCCGACAACCTGATCGACTTCAGCAAGGCGCTTGCGCAAAGGCTCAGGGAGAAGGATGGAGAAGCAGAAGAAGGAGCCCCCAGCCGCGGGGACACTCGAAGCATTGGCCCAGGTGATCGCTCAGCGCGTCGCAAGGCGTGATGGGCAAAGGCCCAAGCTGCGTCTGGTCGAGAACCCTAGGCCATCGACCATCGATGGCGTGACGCGAGACAGCATCCTCCGGCGTATCCGCTGGCTCCGCGATCACTACAACCTGGCTTGCTTGATCGATCAGGCAACGTTCAACACGCCAGGCATCGACTGCCTTGAAAACGACGCGCTGGCGCGTCTGCACCGAGAAATGGAAGCCGCGAGGGAATGCTGCATGGACGGAGTTCCGCTGGATGAGGCTGGCTTCATCCGGGACATTTCCATCCAGGACGCGTGACCCTGAACCAGAGCAAGTGGGCGCGCAAAGCGCCCACACTTACGGCGTGCTGGCACCCGAATATTTTTCCCGCGTTGCTCGCTCTCGCTCAGCCCGAGCGTCACCGCACCGCTTCCTTGCCTCGGCCATCTGGCTGTCCGCAGAAATCCTGTCAGCGGTCTGGGCCTGCTGCAAGCTAGCAATCTGAGACCGTATACCAGACGCATAAGTGGCGCCGGCAAGGTTGTTCCTTGCCGTAGCAAGTTCACGGTTCAGCGCGGCGATCTGACGCGACACATCCTGCCCCCGGGCGCTGACCGGGCCGTAGATCCTGCTCTGCTCCGAGGACACACAGTTGCGCTCGGCGATGCCTGCATCAGCAAGCTCTGTCGTTTGGTACACCGCCGCGCGATTTGCAGCCTCGCCCGAACTCTCCGTGGCAGCGCGGTTCGACCGCAGCTTCATTGGGGCCGCATCTGCGGAACATGGCGCCTGCGAGTAGACCGTCTCGCCACTCCTCCCTTTGCACTTGAACACCTCGGCCGAAGCCCATGGCGCGCACGCAAGCGCAACCCCTAGCACCATCAACCTGCTCCACATGTCAGCCTCCATGGCCCCTGTATGCCTAGGAATTATCAGGCGAGACCGGCTTATTTTCAGCCCCGCGCCACAATTTAGCTATCAGCTATTGCAATCAGAATTTAGCTGTGGGATAAATTCTCCCGCCGGCCATCAGCCGGCGGGCGACCGGCGGGTCGCCACCCTGCCGGCCCCTCCCCTCGCCGGCAATAGCCGCCCCCTCGGCACCTGACCCGCCGGCGCCCTCCTTCGAACAGGAGCGCGCCATGTCCCATCGCTACGCCGATCCAAGCCCCTGCCTGCTGCCGCTGTTGGCCGTGAAGGCCCTGCGGGCCGTGGCAGCCCGCGATCACAGCACCGCCCGGACCCTTTGGGTTCGCAGCAAGGGCGAACACAACCGCAACCAGCGGCGCCGCTCCCGGCGCATGGGCGTCGCCAGCCTCCGCCTGGAGGCCTGCTCGCGCGACCTGTCGGCTGAGGTGCGGGCATGAGCGCCGCCGAAACCGCGCTGGCAACCCTGGAACGCATTGCAGGGACAAACGCCGAGTTCGGCGCCGTTGCAGCTGCCACGCCGGACTTCATGATTCGCGTTGGCGAATCCATGTTGAAGAAGCAATCCGCCGATCTGCGCAAGGCACATGCCCTGCTTTCGGAATTGGTCGTGCAGGGCGACCGCCTGACCACTGCGTTCCGGGCACTGGGCGTCGACAACAGCCTGATCAATCGCTCGCGGCTCGCCCGAGCGTGCGAAGAGTCGTTGGTCGCCTTCGATGCCGCGCTCGCCCGTGCCAAAGGAGGCGCTGCATGACCCGCCGCCTCCGCCTTGCATGGGCAGCCGTCGCGCTGGTGGCGGCAGTTGTCGTGCCACTGCGTATCGCCGAGATCCACCAGGCACACGGCGACCGTGATGCAGCCAAAGCACGCTGGCCGATCAGCACCTCGGTGAGGGGCTGACCATGCGCCAGACCGCTCGCCCTCTCCCCGACTCAGTGCCTCTGTGCGGGCTAGGCCATCGACCGCAGATCGTCGTGACCGAAGGCGCCCCGACCGGCCACCTCCTAGGTGCTCCCTGCCCGCCGCTGCTGCACATCGAATGTCATAGGTGTGGCCTCGCCACCCGCCCGGTACCGATGGAAAAAGCCGCGCTGGCAGAGCTGCGCTGGACGGACCCAAGCCTCGCGCACCTTCGCATCCCGATCTCCCTGCTCGCCCGCCATCGCGGCGAGGTCCTGGCCGAGATCGCCGCCGACTCCCCTTCCACGCCCATCGCTGCCTGACCAGGAGAACAACCCATGTCCGCTCCACTCAAGCCGAAGGAAAAAGCCGCGTTGCTCGCAGCGCATGGCGCTTCCGACCTCAGCCTCCACCGCACCGCCAACGGATTCGCGCCCCGCAACCACCCCGAGAAGCTTTTCACGCGCCGCGTCATGAACTGGCTGGATGAGCGCGTCCTGATCAGGTACGACGACCCGCAGCTGCCGCGTAAGGCGACCTTGACCGCCACCGGCATCGCCGCCGCCGAGGCAGAAATCGCCAAGGCCCGCGACCTGGCAATGACGGCATGAGCGTGCAACCCACTCTGCCAGTGGAGCAGCAATTCGCCACCGGCCATCAGGGCGAGTCACTCGTATTGATGGTCTGCCAGGGCTGGCTATGGGCCGGCCTCTACACCGCCGCGCCGCGCGAGTCGCTCCTGAAGGTCGCCGCCAGCGCCAGCCGGAGCGTGGGGGTATCGCACCACTCGCTCACCCTCGGCGGCGTCTCATTTTCCCTCAACCGACTTGCCGCCCAGGCCGCGCACCGCTGGCTCGACCGCCAAGGCGTGCGTGTTCGTTCGATCTCCCCCAACAACCGCGCTACGCGCCGCACGCGAGGAATCGCCGCATGAACCGCTCTGTTGTCATCTACGGGCCGCAACGCTGCGGCAAGACCTCCAACGCACAGGAACTGCGCACGCACTTTGGCCTGCGTGAGGTACTGGACGACTGGGACGGCCACACCGCGTATCCACTGGAGGACACGCTCGTCCTGACCAACAATCCGGATGCCGTTGCTCACCACTCATCGCGTGTCCTGCACCACGGCTGGGCAATGCGCGAAATGCTCGCGGAGGCCCGCGCATGAGCGCCCGCCCGCAACAGATCGGCCGGGCCGCCGAAGTGCGCAAGGTCCTGTCCATGTTCCCGCAAGGCGCTACGGTCGAACAGATCAAGACCGCTGGTCGCATCAACAGCACGCACCAGGCTATCGGCTACACGTTGAAGGGGTTGGCGCGCAGCGGCCAGGCCATCTGTCACCGCTCGGGCGTGCGCGGGATCTGGCGCCTCTCCAGCCACACGCAACATGCGATCGCGCCGCTGCGCGCGGCACCCGCGCGTGAACGACCGACCTGCGTGGTAGGTCCGCTCACCGGCGTCAGTGACGCGGCGACCACGATTCGTCACAGGGAACTCGACCGGCAGCAGTTAGCCGACGACCTGGACGCCTTCCTCGCAGCGGGCGGACACATCGAGGTGCTTGGGCACACCCCACTTCGCCCGCAGATGAGCCGGCACGCCGCCAACCACGGCAGCTATGCAGAGCGCATGGCAGCCCATGAGATGGACTGAGGCACGCATGAGCAGCAAATCCCACGCCGCGACCGCCACCGAACCCGGCAGGCCCGGCAGTACCTATTCCGATGGCCCCGTCTGGCACGCCTTCGGCCTCAGCCGCGCCGCCTATCACGTGGTGCCGCGACGCACCCTGCAGTCGATGCCGATCGAGTGGCAGGCGCGCTTTGTCGCGCTGATCGAGGAAGCACGCGAAGTGCTTCCTGATGAGGCTTTCCCTGAGTACCAGGTGATTCGCATCGACGCCGGCCGGTTCGCCTCCGACCCGAACCGGCGCTATCGCCATGCCGCGCCCTTCCCCCTTCGCTCCGCTGGCGCCGAGCAGGCGCCCCAGATAGCGCCGCTCGCAGGCGCGTTCGTCAACACCGACACCCAATTCAAACAGGCCCGCCGATGACCGCGAACCTCACGCTTCTTCCCACGAACTGTCCCGTTCTGCGCGACGCGTTTGAAACGATCAGCGCGATCGCTGTCGAGGCTGTGTGGCTGCCCAACCAGGCGAAGGCCATCNCCCTCGCGCAGGCCCAGACCGCGCTGCGAGACCTGCACCACCGCCTGCCGCGCTTGCAGGATCTGCGCGTGTTCGAAGCCGCCGTAACCGCCTATGTGGCGACTCTGCGCAGCAGCATGCAGGACGGCGACACGCCTCTCTGCGATACCACCCGTGCCCGGCTGGCGCAGGCGACCGAACTACTGGAGCTGGTCAGGAATCAGTCCCGCACCGCTGTCGATCCAGCGGACCCGTGGCGTGGCCTGTACCACCCCAGTCGGCTCCCGGCGCGCAAAGCCGACGGCGAGATCCCGTGCCATCCGGATGTGCCGATGTGGGCTGACGGTCGCGAGGTGTCGTTGCGGCCGTTGTTCCTCGCGCAGGGATTCGACCTGCAGGTGACGTTTGGCGACTTCACCGAAGAAGCCGTGGAGAGCGGCGACCATCGTTACTGGGACGAGATGCGCGCGTGGCAGCCCATTGGCCCCGGCGCAGATTGGCGCCTGGTGTGGCTGGGTGACACCGAAGATGGCCCAGCCGCATGGTTCGTGCAGCCCTTAGCCCTCGCCGCCCACCGGCCGGTGGGGGAGCCAATGGTGTGGCTGATCCACTGGTCACACCAAGGCGGTCAACCCGAGGCGACCACAAGCGCAAGCCGCGTGAAGGCAGTGAGCATGCTGTCCAACCCGCCGCGAATCGAACCGCTCTACACCTCACCGCCCGCGCAGTCCGTGAACCTCGGCGAGGTCATCGAGCAGATTGCCGAGCAGTGGGACGGATGCAGCTACGCCGCCGTGGGCGAAACCATCGACATTGGACAGGCGATTCGGGCTGCGGGTAAGCGGCTCACCGACAGCCGGGCGTTGGGCAATGGCTGACCAGGTGACCACCATCGTGCTGCCGGGCGCCGAGCTGCGGATCCTTCGCCACGCTCTGGGCGTCGGCGACGGCGGCCTGGAGCGCAGCTATCGCAACCATTTCGTGACCGGCAAGGGCGGAGCCGACCACCAGCACTGCATGGCGCTTGTCGAGCGTGGATTCCTGGTCCGGCGTGCGGGCAACGCGATCACCGGCGGCAGCGACCTGTTCAACGTAACCCAAGCCGGCCGCGCAGCGGTGCAGGAGCACACCCCGCCGCCACCGAAACTGACTAGGTCGCAGCAGCGCTACCAGCAATTCCTGCGCTACGACGGTGGCGTGACGTTCGGCGAGTATCTGCGGGGGGGG